TGTCCTTACTGGTAAACTTGTTTTACGAACATTCCCCATATATAGTATACACTATTTAATTCGACAAAATACACACACACTACAGAGCAATACACTAAAATTACAACACAAAAATAAACACAAAAATAAACACAAAAATTAACACAAAAATTAATCATAAAATTAATCAAAATAATGAAACAATTTAACTGCAAAATTATATAATAAAGTATAGTAAGAAATAGGAGTAAAGTATGGTTGAAAAATTTAATAAAGAGTTAATAATACATTATGGAAGAAACAGATTTACAAACACATACAAAAGAGTAATATCTAAATTAGATAATGGAAAATTTAGTATTGCAACTTATTATCGTGATAAGAAAATAAATAAAATTTTTAAATCAAAAATAGAATTTACTGAAGAACAAATAGAAGAATTAATAGACGCATACTTGAAAGAATTTAACATTAAGAAAACTGTTGAATATAATTAATGAGGTAATAAAATATGATTGAAAAATTTAACAATGAAATGATAATATATTATAAAAACACTAATTATAACAAAATATACAAAAGAGTTATATCTAAATTACCTAATGGAAAATTCAGTGTGTCAACTTATTATAAGAAAAAAGGAATTAACAGAATTTATATTTCAAGAATTAATTTTAATGAAGAACAAATAGAAGAATTAATTAAAGAATATTTATATTTATATAATTGTGAAATAGAAGTTGAATATAATTAATGAGGTGATAACATGACAAATTTATTATTGTTTTTAATATTAATTGTTCTAATTTTCAAATAAATATAATAAGAGGTGATAGAATGAAAAGAACATTACTTGACGACGTATTACAAGTTTATTTATCAATAGATTGTACTCCTGAAACAAATAACTGGTGTTATTCTTGTAGCTGTTGTAGAAATAAACCAATTTGTGATATGATAGAAAATTTTATTAAATCTTTAAAGAAATATTATTAATGGAGGTTTATTATGAAAATAAATTTAAACGATGTTTTAGTAAATTCTTATGATAATAACATGGAGCAACGTATAATTATTTATGATGATAACGATGTTGTTTACTCTTTTAACCTTGTTAACATTCCTAATAAAGTAAAACACATGAAAGTTGAAAGATTTGTTGTAGCTAGTGAAAAACTAACAATAATAAAAGTGATTGGTATAATATGATGTATTTGATAGGTCATATATTTTTATTAGTAATATTATTAATTTTTATATTTGAATTATAATTTTATAAAAAATGGAGGATTATTATGAAAGTAAAATTAAATAATGATACTATAGAACGAGTAGTAATACTTTACGATGATAGTGATGAATGTTATTCTTTTTATGAAAATGAAATTCCTGAATGTATTGAACAAATGAAAGTTGAAAGATATTTATGCGTTAATGAAAAATTAATAATAGTAAAGGTAAAAGGTGTAATAAATGAATGAAAATGAATTAAAAGCTTTTAATATTGTATATGACGCTTGCAAAGATATTGCTGATAGAAAAACAAATAATGAAGTAAATATGTTACTTGTAGAAGAGCTTTCCGAACTTATAAAACCTATAATAAAGCTTGAAAGATGGAACTGGGCAGATGAATTTTTAAGATGTGAGTATAGTGATATAAGAAACAATATATATGAAGAATTAGCTGATGTTATTATAACATTGTTGCAGTTTATTTACAAAAACGATATTATATATAAAGATTTAATAGATAAAATAAGTGAAAAATTATTAAGATTATATGATACAAAACCAATTCAAAAATAATATAATAAAGTATAATCAGTTTTTAATAAGGAGATAGATTTATGAATAAAGTAATTTTATGTGGAAATTTAACAAAAGACATGGACGTAAAAATTTACAAAGGAAAAACTAAGAAAGACAATGACACTATAGTAGGTAGATTTACAGTAGCAGTAAACGAGGGTTACGGAGAAAACAAGAAAACAACATTTGTTCCAGTAACAATTTTTAACAAAACAGTAGAAAACCTAGAGGAATACTTAATAAAAGGCACAAAAGTAAACATTTGTGGTAAGCTTGACATTAAAAATGAAGAAACAGAAGACGGATATAAAACCTATGTAAGTGTGTTAGCAAATGAAGTACAATTATTAAAAGTTGCAACACCTGAATATCCTGATGAAGATGATGAAATAGAAAACAATAAAAAGAAGAAAAACAGTAAAGGTGGTAAGAAATAATGCATATAGAAAAAATACAAAATTTAGAATTTGAAATAGAAGAATTAAAGAAATACATTAAAAATAGTAAAAAGGAAATAAAGAAACGTGAAAAAATACTTGCAATGACTATAGATGAAGAAATAGAAGTTGAAATAGAAGCGTACAAAGAAGAGATTGAAAGCTATAATGAACAAATAAAATATAAAAAACAATTATTAAGAAACTATAAAAACCTATGAAACAATTAATAATAAAATTTATATTATAAAGTATAAACAAAATAATATTTGTATATATCTCCACTCTCTCTATTATATTAAACATAAGATGTAAAGTAATAAACAAAAGATAATAAAAAGTATGATTTTATGACATAGATATTAATTACCCTTTCACGGTAATTAACAAAAGTTGTAAAGTAATAAACAAATGATATAATTAAGGTCATAAAGTGATAAATAGAGGTTTTTCCTCTCACTTTATTTATAAATATATTTATACAACAAAAGATGTAAAGTAATGATTAAATGGTTTTTCTCATTTATATTACCCCTTTCAATTATTTTATATACTTGTATAATACCAGTTTGTAACATAACTGGTATTTTTTTATATAATAAAGTAGTAGGGTTATTTTGATTAAAAATAAAATGCTTTGAGTGGGTTACTTGCGTGAAGAGCGTACCACACAAATATTAAGTATAGTAACTTCTTTTATTATCGTTTAACTTTGCTATCATTTTTGAATAGGGTGCTAAAATGTACCCTTTTTACATATTTACATAAAATAAAAAGGAGGTAATTTAGTGTTATATAAGGGTAAAGAATATTCTGATAATGAAATATTAGAAATATTAAATAATAAAGATAATGACATATTGACATATAAACAACAGCTTGACGGTGCTGAAGCAAAAATTAAAACTTTTGAAAATGACATATCTACAAAAGATAATGCAATCAATGAACTAAAAATTAAAAATTATGATTTATTAACTAAAGTAACCGTTGGAGTTCCACAAGAACCTCAACAGCAAGAAACAAAAATCATATCAATTAATGATTTAATGTAAAATAAAAACTAAGGAGTGATTTAATTGGCAAGCAATGTTGATATTACTAATTTAGTTGCTAGTATGGGTTCTACTGATTTACATGATAGAATAGGTACAGCAACAGAGCAAAATATAGGAAATATTGGTACAACTATCCTAACTTATACTGCTACAAAAAATGAGTTTTTAGATGTTTTAGTAAATAAGATTTGTGGACAAATATTTATCAATAAAGTTTACACTAATCCATTATCATTTTTTGAAAAAGAACCAGTTCCATATGGTTCAACATTGGAAAGTGTTTTTACAGATTTAATTCAAGGTAAAAACTTTAACGAAAATTTTGGAACTGCTAATACTGACGTTAGTTCTTTAATAGGTATAGAAAAACCACCTACAAAAACAGAATATTATTCAAAGAACTTTGAAAAGAAATATAAAATATCTATTTCAGATAAACAGTTAAGGACTGCTTTTTTAAATCCAAATGGATTACAAAACTTAATTAATCAGGTTCTAACAGTTCCTACAAATTCAAGAAACTTTGACGACTTCCAATTAATGAAAGGTTTACTAGCAAATGCAAGTACAAAAGAAGTAACTTTAGCAACAACATACGTAACAGCAACTGACGACGCAAAAGCTAAAATGCTTACAAAGAAAACAAGAGCAATTGTTGATAGATTTGGAATGATGGGTAAAGTGTTTAATATTCAAGGTGTTCATACATTTACAAATTCACAAAATATTGTAATTATAACAACACCTGAAGTTTCTGCAAATCTTGACGTTGAATTGCTTGCAACAGCTTTCAATATGGAAAAGGCAGAAATGGGTAGGAGAATTGTAAAGATTGATAGTTTCCAAATGTATGACAGCACTAAAAAACAATATGTAGCCGACCCAAAAGTTGAACTAATGATTATAGATGAAGATTATATCCAATTTAGAAGAACCTTACAAGTGTCTGAAAGTTTCAGAAATCCTGATAAACTTGCAACAAATGTGTTTACACATAATCAGGGTATTGCTTGTATATGTGGATTTGTAAATGCTGTAAAGATATTAAACTCTGCAAGGGCATAATTAAAATAAAGGTGCATTAATATGCACTTTTTTATTAATTATAAAAAGGAGGTATTAAATGGAAACAAGGGTAGTTTTATGTAGTGTTCCTGAATTAGATGTAAATCATAATCATACTTATATCTTTGAAAACAAAGATAAACAACTTCAATTTTTTAATTCTAAAGCAACAATGTCTTTTAATGATGTATTATATCAAAAAGATAATGACAGCATAAAGATTGATGTAACCTATGGTAACACTCGTTTAATGGCAAGCAACTATCTTTATTACATTAACCCTGATGATAGTGTAATACATTATTGCTTTATATTAAACAAAAAGTATATCAACGAAAATACCACACAATTATTCTTAAAATTAGATGTAATGCAAACTTATTTAATAAACGTTGATTATTATCTAAATAGTTGTTTCATTGAAAGACAACATATGAATCCTACATTTTCAAGTGGTAAACCTGACTTAGATGTGTTGAACCGTCCTGAAGATATAGAATGTGGTGAATATATAGTTAGGAACGTAACTAATTTATATAACTTTACAGATAAGGGTGGTTACATAGTTGCCAGTACAGACAAACTTTCAAAAAGAGGTAATAATACTGGTGTAGGTGACCCTGACCCTGGACCTGAACCACCAGAACCGCAACCTACAGTGGACGGAAATGCTATTGTTAATTCTGCAAGAAAGCTTATCGGTAAACCTTATACTTGGGGAGGTAATTACCCACCACTTGGTGAAAGTGCCGGTACAGATTGTAGTGGTTTATGTCAGTGGGCATACAATGACAATGGTATAAGAATCCCAAGAACAACTTACGACCAAATTAATGTTGGTAACCAAGTTGATGGTGGTTCACTTCAACCGGGTGATTTAATTTTCATGAATTTTTCAGCTCCTAATACACCGGAACACGTAATTATGTTTGCACATTATAATGACAATGGAACTTTTACAGCTATAGAAGCTAGAGATATAGGAACATACATTAGTGAGTATACATGGTATTGGCAAAGTGATTTTGTGGCAAAAAGATATATTAACTTAAACAGCGGTGGTTCTACAACATTTAACGGTGGTGTATCTGCTAAAATTTTCAGATTCTTGAAAGGATTTGAAGCATTTAGTGCATATGTATATTATGACAGTGGTGGTGTTGCAACACAAGGATATGGAACAACACAAAATGTTCCTGAATGGAATGAACTTCCAGAACCTTGTAGCGAACAACAAGCAAGCGAGGCAATGTTTAAAACAATGAAGAGATTTGCAAATAACTTATATACTCAAATGAAAAACGACGGTGCAAGTAATATTAAACAAAATCAATTCGACGCATTTCTATCCCTAGCTTACAATTGTGGATTATATGGTGCGACAAGTAGTCCAATGTATAGTAAATTTATTGCAAATCCTAATGACAGTTCTATTGCTAGTGATTGGAAAAATTATTATATCAGTGACGCCAGTGGAACAATATTACAAGGATTAATAATAAGAAGAACACAAGAGGCAAACATTTATACTAATAATAGTTATGAATATAGAACTATTGCAATAGTTGGTGGTGGAGCTGTTGAGGGCAACGGATATATCCCAAGTGGCTGTATAGGAAGTGTTTAGGAGGTGATTATGTGGGTAAAATAGCAACAACTGATGGTGACAATACTATTTTTAGAAATATTCCTACTGGATTATATTATTACTATATACCGGCAGACGCAAAAGGAATTATGAACTACGGGCAATATTTGGGAAACAATCCAAGTATATTAAGTGTTACTTATAGTCCTTTTGCAGATAATGACGTAGTAACTTATACAGAAGTTGACTATGACAATGAAAGATTTAAGGATAGTAATAATACTATTTGTAAATGTCTTAGAATAGTAGATATACAAGCTGTAAATAAAACAATATTTAGTGAAGGTACTGCAATAGGTATTAGAACTAAAGGTGATATTACTGGAAATTATGATATGAAATTAGAAACTTATCCATATAGGTATTACATTTTAACTGACTATATGAATGAACCTTTATTGATAAAACCACAGTTAATAGATAATCAAAACAAATTAGAGGTTAAAATAAAAACCTCCCCAGTTAGTGGAAAATATAGAATGTCTGTGTCTGGTTATAAAGGTGATACAACTGGTAAGTTAGAGGGTGTAAATTGTAATCTTACTTACAATTTACCATGTTGTAGTTCTGCATATTCAGAATTCTATGCACTTAATGGAAATAGTTTCAATCAGGGAATAACTAATAGTTTGATTGAAAATGATGTAAGTTTAAAACAAAATACTGCAACAGTAAATTTAAGAAACACTCAAAATATGCAAACTAATTCACTTAACAATGTAACTGGTTTATTAGGAATGTTAGTTAGTGGTATTACTGGAAATATTGGAGGTTTAATTGGTGGTGCCGGTGGACTAGCAAACAATGCATTAAACAGATACCAAACACAACAAACTACAAATTTGAATTTAAACCAATTAAATGAAAGTGGTAAAGTAAAAGAAAATGAAATTATATCCATGAAAAATGCTAAAGTAAATGACTTAATTAATTCTCCGGCTTCATTAAAAACTGCCGGAAATGATGCAGTATATAATATGATGATAAATGACAGAAAAATCGATTTAATAGAATATAGTATTACCGACCCTTACATGGAAAGGATAGATAATCATTTTAAAAGATATGGATATTCATACAATGATTGGGATACTCCAAATATAAGAACAAGAAAATATTATAATTATATAAAAACAAGTGTTTGCAATATAGCAAGCACGAGTATGATACCATTAGAATATTTAGAAGAAATAAAAGATATTTTTAATTCAGGTATAACTTTTTGGCATAAAGATAGAGGAGCAAGAATTTTAAACTATAATGTGAAAAATGAGGTGGTAAAGTAAAATGAGTAAAGCAAATGAAATATTATTACAACGTGCTAACGATTTAACTTTTATTAAATATTTTACACAATTCTTTAATTTATCACTTAATATTTTTAAGTGGGAAGATACTGGTGAAATAGAAAGTAGATTTATTGAAAGAACTTTAATAGAAAATGGTTATTGTTTTGTTTATTCTGACCCTGATTATGGATTAGTTTGTATGCCTTGCACATTAGTTGGATTAAATATTTATAATGAACCTACGCAAATTCAAATTACCTCACCTTTAATAAGTAAAACATTAAATGCTAGTGATGGAGTATTAATTTATAATAATTATACAAAAACTGGATTAATGCCAATAATTATAAACTATGTAGACAGATTAACAGAAATAGAAACAACAATTAACACTAATATATATCTACAAAAAATTCCATATATATTTTTAGCAGATAAAAAAACAGAAAAATCAATCAGGGAAGTAGCTAGTCAAGTAACGTCAAATGAACCTATAATACTTGTAAAAGCTACTTTAGCAGAAAACTTACAAAATATAACTTTAAATACTAACTTTGTTGCAGATAAGTTACTTAAATTAAAACAGCAAATAGAAAATGAGTTTCTAACATTTATAGGATTAAATAACAATTCTCAAGCAGATAAAAAGGAAAGAATGTTAGTTGATGAAATTAACGTAAATAATGATTACATTAATAGGAATGTAGATATACTTTACAATGCAAGAGAATTAGCGTGTGAAAAAATTAATGAAAAGTTTGGTGTTAATTGGAAAGTTGTAAGGCAGAATAATATGAGTGAAAGCTTATATAAAGAAGTAGACGACGGAGGTGAAGCAAATGGCTAAATCCACTATTGAACTTAGATTTTTAAAAGGATATATGTTTAAGTTTGATTACGATTATTATATGAAAGGATTGGTAAGTGACGAGATTTATGAACAAAAGAAAAAAGAGTTTGAAAGTAAATTCTTAAATCATTATATGTTTGATGAAATTTGTGTAGATACTCCCGATATGTTTTTTTATATGCTAAAAGATTATTTAGATAATTCATTTAAAACTTATAATGAATTATATAAAACCGAGTTAGAAGTTGAAAGACAAAACATTAATTTTTTGCTAAATAAGGATTTAACAGAAACAAATACTTCAACTGTGGAAAGCATATTTGATAATACTTCTACAACTTCAGGAAAAAATAGTTCTGAAACCGAGGGTGTTGCACAAGAAGAATTCTTAGATACTCCTAGAACTGAATTACAAAATAAAAAGTATACTACTTCTATTAACTTAAATAGAAATCACGCTACAGCGTCAACAAATGGTAATACCGAGGGTAAAAACAGTGGTAAAACTAAGAATACTGCAAACAATATATTAATTAGCAGAGGTAACATAGGTATAACAAGTTCAGCAGAACTGCTACAAAAGTGGCGTGACGTTATACAAGATTTAGATAAACAACTTATAGACGGAGCATACGACTTATTTATGCAAGTGTTATAATATTTAAGTAGGAGGTAATTATATGTTAAATGAATTTTTGAATATATATGAAAGTGGTTTAAGAGACGCAAATGCAAGTCTTACTATTCCTGAAGCAATTCATAGAATTGTAGAAAAAATTAATTTATTAATAAAACATTTCAATTTATTAGAAGATAATGTTAATGGTTCTATTGATGACTTTAGCGAAAAGATAGAGTATTATCTTAACAATGGCATGATTGATGAGGTAAGCAAAAAACTTGACCAATTTGTAAAAGATGGTACACTAGCTACAATAATAAACGAACAAGTATTTACAGATATTAACAATCAAATAACTAACATTAAGTCAGATATATCAGCTTTTAAAGAATTATATAATACTAACAAAACTAATACTGATAATGCAATTACTGCAAACACTAATGCAATAAGTGAAAACACTACAAAAATTCAAAAAAATGCTGATGAAATATCAAAAGTTGGTGCTTGGGTAACAACTGTTGAAAGTAAAGTTACTGAAATTAAAAATGACTATAGTACACTACAAATTGTTTATCCCACTGATAGTGGATTAGTACAAAAATATATTTTACATGATGATAAAATGGCAAAGATAAAGAAATATTATATTGATTGTTACGCAACTCCTAAACAATGGCAACAAGCGTGGGAAGATATAAACAATACTTCTAATAATAACAACGGTAGTTTTTGGATACCTTTTTATTGGTCATTAACTAGCAAAAATATTATTGACGCAACAATGACTTTAAGAAAACTTAACAAGTGGGTATGGCAATCTCTTGGATATAGTAAAGTTGGTGTTTATGGTTTAGGTAACATAAACGACACTGGTTGTTATGTTTATGTAGAAAACAAAAAACCTGATGAACAAACCATAGAACTTACTTTTACTATTTGTATTACTGAAACTTATCAATAAGAGAGGTGATAAAAATGTCAGAGCTAAACAACTTATATAATAACCTTACTAATTTTTATAATGTTAATGATGAAAATTTTAAGGAATTTATGGCAAAATTTTATGAAGACGTGTTAATGAACCACAGAGATATTGAATTTGTAAAAGAGCATATGCCTGAAGAAATAGGAAAAAAGGTTGAAAAATATTTTACAGATGGTAATTTTAACGTAAATAAACTAGAAATAAAAACTATGATAATATTAGCTAATTATAAGACACGACCAACTTCGGGTGTAACTGCCGGTGCTGTAATTTATGATACAACACTGAATAAACCTATTTACTGGAACGGTGAAAAGTGGTGTGACTTTACTGGTAAGTGGGTTTAAGGTTAATTTTAAAAGGATAAATGTGGTGATAAATATGGAAGATATATTAAACGCTGTTAGCACAGTAGGTTTCCCTATTGCAATGTGTGGTGCATTTGGATATGTATTAGTAGTAATAATTAAGAAACTATTAGCACAAATAGACGCATTTGGTACAAGTTTAGACAAATTCAATAGCACTTTAATAAGCATGGATAAAAGATTAGAAGAGATAGAAAACGATATAAAAAATAATTAAATTGTTTCACGTGAAACACAATAATAAATGTTTCACGTGAAACAATCTTATATGAGGTGAATTTATGTATTATGATTATGATAAAATAAGCAGCTATAATGCAACTTTTAACATGATAATTACTAATAGGGGATATGGTAAAACCTATGGTGCTAAAAAAAGAGCAATAAATAAGTTTCTTAAAAAAGGTGAACAATTTATTTATGTTAGAAGATATAAATCAGAGTTAAAAAAGGTTAAAGATAAGTTTTTTGAAAAAGTGAAAAATGAATTTCCTGAATGTGAATTCGAGGTAAAAGGATATAATGTATATATTAATAAAAAACTTGCCGGTTATTTGGTTCCCTTATCTACTTCATTATCAGAAAAATCAAATGAGTATCCAAATGTTACTACAATCATTTTCGACGAGTTTTTGATAGATAAAGCATATATACGATATTTGGATAATGAAGTTGAAACACTTCTTGACTTAGTTTATACAGTACAGCGTGAAAGAGAGAATGTAAGAGTTTACTTATTAGGGAACAATGTAACTACGGTAAATCCTTACTTTGAATATTTCAATTTAAATCCTAATCCAAACGAAAGATTTTCATTGTATCAGAATGGAGAATTAGTAGTTAGCTATGAAACCTCTAACGAGTTCATTAATAAAATGAAAAATACAAAGTTTGGGAAGTTGGTAAGTGGTACCAATTACGAAGAGTTTGCAATTGAGAATAAATCTCAAAGAGATAACAGAAGTTTTGTTTCTAAATTACCTATTAGTAAATGTCACCCACTGTTTAGTTTAACATTAGATGGTAAAACAGTTTTTGTATACTGGATGGCTGATTTATTTTATTTTTCTAATCATGGTACAATCATGTCAAACTATGTATTAGATGGTGGCTCACATAGTGAAAACATGATACTATTAACCTCTAAAGAACCAATGTTAAAAGGTTTAGTGAAAGCATTTAGTCAAGGGAAATGTAGGTTTCAAACACAAAGTTTAAAAGAGTTAAGTTTGGAGATATTTAAAAAGATAGGTTTTAATTATTAAAACCTATCTTTTTATTTTACATTATTTTTTCTTTTATTGTTTTGAAATGTCTCCATAAAGTTTGTCTTGAAACACCAGTTAATTCCTCCATTTCACTCATTGATAATCCATATAATTTATAAAGACATAGTGCTTTTTCTTTTGGTGTAAGTTCTGTAAAAACAGATATTTCTTTATAAAAATCTTCCTTACCTATATTTTCATATACGTTTAAATCATTGTTAAATTCATCTTTAGATATTAGTTCACTTTCATTACTTGTAATTAAATCTATTTTTCTATTATTTTTTCTTAACCTCTCACGTAATACACCGGCACAATATTTACAATTAGTAATAATAAAAGTTCGTTCTTTTGAAAGTGTATCATCATAATTATCGTAATTCTTTAAAAAGAATATTACCACTTCACTTGTAAAATCATCAACGTCATAATTTTTATATAATATTTTATTTTTTTCTTTATTATATTCATTCTTTGCAATACCACAAATAAATCCATAATTTTTATTTATAAACTCTCTAATTTTCATAAATCCCTACCCCTTTTATTTAAAATATATTCTCTCTGTAATTTTATATGGTTGCTCTATCATACAGCTACCATGTTTTACAATTTTCATTTTATTTGATTTTATTAATCCCGGAATTGGTTTAGTACATTCTTTATCAAAGAAATAGTAAACAGTTCCATCATAAGTATTGTTCTTATATTCTTCTATTTGCTTATTATCAACCTTACATATATCAAAAACATTTATATCGTCAACTTGTTTCATTATGTTATCAGTTAAACCACAACATTTAATTATCCATTCATTTGTTTCCTTGTCTTTTTCAGCGTATCTTTTTGCACCAAGGTATTTAAAATCATTGAATTTTAATTCATTTGCCCACGCACCAAATTTAGTGTCATGTATTTCTATTCCTTTTACAGTGTTACCATAAAGATGAATACTATCAGTGTCACAATACATGAACACTTTATAATTACAGTTTATACCTTTTACTAATTTTTCCTTAGAATAAGAAGTTATAAATGTTGCCATTGGTAAATATATTGTTTCACTTATTATATCATTGTGAGTGTGTGCAACTTGAAAAATTCCATCATCTACTTGAATATATGTTATTTCATTTACACCACACATACCAAACTTACCGTATAAACCATTTAACCTAAGTTTCGCTAAACTTCTGCCGGCTCCTTTTTGTGTCTTTTTTATTTCACTCCAAAAATCAATATAAGATTTAAACAGATTGTATGCTCCATGAAAACCTACATGACCACCTAACTCGTATGATTTTACGTCATAACACTCAAAAAGTAAGTCTAAAAGTACATTTGTTAATCTTAATTTTATTGTAACTCTTTTACCATCTACTATGTTGTTAGGTTGTACTTCAACACCGTTAAAGCTATGATTATCTTTAATCTGTAACCATGCCATTTTATTTGGTTTAACATCTAATGAAAAAATTGTTATCTCTTGTATATATAGAGGGTAATTCTTTTTATAAATTTTACTCATTTCCATATATGGTTTTTCGTTGTAGTTACCTTTACCATAAGGAAGTAAACAATCTTTCATTCTTGAGGGATATAAACTGTTAACGTCATACACTCTACCCTCTCTATTTTTTCGCTTTGAAAACTTTGCAACATTTTCTTTGTGAACTGTACATAATCCACCAAAATAACTCTGTCGTTCCCAAGCGTCTTGAAAATAGCTTTCAGTAGGATATAAACCAAGAAAAACATTTTGTGCCATTTCATCATGGTCCTTTTTTATATCTTTACTGTAAAATTTAGTTTTTAATAACAAATAGTTTTCAACTTGGCTGTATACTTCTTTATTATCAAAAGGTGGATTTTTTTCTATAAAATCATATAGCAACATTGATTTATAGTCATGAAGTGATTGACCTGAATTAGTTAATCTTGTAAACTTAAATGTTTTTCCTGATAAAGTTAACCCATCTATTTTTAATGCTTTGACTAAGTAAGATAAACCAAAAACGTCGTCATAAATATACTTTTTCTCTTCAGTATTTAATACATCATTTGGTGTTCTTATTTTCTCATAATCTAAACCATCTTTACCTAAATCTAAACCTAAGAAATCTTTACAACATTTCTTTAAACTATATGGAACTAATTTATAAGTATCATAAAAGTTTATTGTAGTTGTATCGCTCATTAGAGTTAATTTATAAAACACTCCATCTTTCATGGTAATATCATATTGAAATGGTTTCATTACTTTACTTTTACCATTGTAAGCATAGTTAAGTTCTTTCCTTGTTTTTTCGAACCAATCATATTTCTTAAGAGTGTAATACTCTTGCTGTTTTGCATTGTTTCCGTATTGTTCAATGTAATTTATTATTATTGGTTTCATATCATATCCACAATTGTGAGCATATAAATTTACAACTTTACAAGGCAATGAAAGTAATGTGTTTAAACATTCAGCAACGTCATTAAAGTTATAACATACGTTATTCTGAATGTCACAACTCATGAAACTTAAAGAATATGTGTACATTTCTTGTTTTGATTCATCAGTAGGACACGCCTCTATATCAAAAGCAAAATTACATTCATCATCAAAAAGTGTTTGTAATTGATTTTCAAAAAAGTATTTTCCAATTCTTTCGTGACAATACTCTAACAATTTGTTTAGATTTTCCGTTTTAACTCACCTCGTCATTCTTACCATAATTAATCAAATTCCTCATTACCTGATTATATGCTTTAAACTTATATGCTGTTGGGTCCTCAGAATTTTCATACTTTTCTTTAATCTTATTTAATGCTTGTTTAATTACAAGTTCTTTTTTAAGTCCTGATAAGCTGTTAAAATAATCCATTAGTGTATCTATATCTTTTTCTGAAAGCTCGTCGAATAGTTGACCTTTTAAATACTCGTTCTCGAACCAATCTGTGGCACCTTTGTTTTCAATAAACCAGTTTTCAAAATTTTTAACTGTCATTCCTTTAGTTAATTCTTTCATGTACTGTAAATGCTCTTTCCTTGCGTCATTATCTGAAAAATGTAATCTTTTAAAACTTTTGTGAGCAAGTATAAGATTATCATTATAATTGTCAAATGTCTTGTTTCTTCCCATGTATGTTATTGGTTTACCAGTAATGTAATTCCAATCTTTAACAGTAAAGTCATATTTTTTACGTACTATACTGCTTACTATATCAACTCTTTCATTAAATAGTTTTATCTGTTGTTTAATAGCTGTATTTAGTTTTTTAGTTTGTTGGTTATATATTTGTTCTTCACGCTGTCTGTTTGATATTGATTTTAAAAGTTTATTTTGTAAAGTTTTAAATTGTTTTTGTGTGATACCTTTACTTAGATATTTTGGAACTTTTAAACCAAACTCTTTAAGTTTTTTAGTGAAGTAATTTGTATCTTTTTTACCTCCAGTAAATTCTCTGTTAGATATAGACGTTTTTTGCCTTTTTAAATTCATAAACCCTTTTCCCCCAAATAAAATTTATTTTAAATAATTATCATATCTTTCCATTTGTTGTCTTTCTACACATTTTCTTGTTTGTTCTTGTTGTCTTAGTTTACTAAGATAAGTTTCCATTTCAGGTGATAACCTTTCATATATAAAGAACTCATACATACAAATTTGCCCACCTGATAACCTCCAAATACCTTTATATGTTCCGGTTTCTTTATCCCAAACTTTGTAATACCTTGCTTTCTTCTTACCTCCTGAATGAACACCGTTTCTTGCCATTATATAAACCCTCCCTAAATAATTATGTTAGAATATATCTAACTATGTACTGGGAGTTTAAAACTCCCTATATTTTTAAATATACATCAAATTCATCATCTTCATAGTATACTATACACCAGTAATAAGATATAAAGATACCACTATATCCCTTGTATTCTATGCTAACATTTTCCATTGCACCTATTTCATTAATTTCATCTACTGTTAAAAACTTCTTTGTTACTAATTCCATTAATCTTTTTTCCATAATATAAATACTCCTTAAATTTTAATATTGTTAGAATAATTCTAACTATGTACTGGGAGTTTAAAACTCCCTATTCTACATAAACATATTAACAAATTTTGTTAAGACACCTAGTAGTGTTAAATAAATTATTAATTCTATTATTGTACCGGCAATAGAGGTTGTGTGTTCTACCTCTTTACTAATATATTCATTTTCATTGATTTTTGTTATTCTCTTCATAGATTATATTCTCCTTTTCATAATCTCGTATTATTTCAAGAATGTTTATTATATGACAATGATAATTTGTAGTATTATATTTACAATTTTTACATAATTTACTTTTACAACAATTGTTATAAAACACCTCTGAAACTAAATCTGATAAAGATTTTTCTTTTTTATCCATATTAACCTCCTATTAATTATTACTTTACATAATGTTTTGTCACCAGATTTTGTATATTCAATTATTACTATACCAATTGTCATATATTACTTTTTCTTTTAATAGTTCCTGAATTAAACAATCTTTGCAGTAAAGTTTACCATTAAACCAATACATTTTACCTTTGTATGAACTTGGTTTTCTACAGCTTGAACAAGTTGCATAATCTTGAAGTTCCTTTTCAGTTATTTCAACATCAACACCATAATTATTTTTCATAATTTTCATTCTCCCTTTCATTCTTTTTGATTATTTCTATTATATCTATTAAGTAACACTTAGACTGTGAACTTAAAAACGGACATTCATCACAACATCTACCTTTGCAACAATCTTTTATCAATAAACTAATTAAATCTTTTTTCATTTTATTACCTCCTAATATTTATTGTTGTACAAATACTGGATTATTAAAATTATTATCTAACCAGAATTCATATTCATCTATGCTGTTTATTGTATGTCTAACTCTTGTAATTAGATTACTACGGTCAGCGTTTAACTTTGGTTTACCAAATATATCATATACATATTCATATGTGTATATGTCACCATAAATTTTGTCTTGTGCTTGTACTGGATTTGAACCAATAATAAATAATGCTGTTAAGATACTAATTAATATCTTTTTCATATTATCACCTCTTAATATCGAATAATACATTTGAAAAATCAGATACAAATTTAACACCAGTTTCAGTTACAAATAATCCCTCGTATTGGTTATTACCTAAATGAGTAACAAATAAACATTGTACTTTTTCACCTTTTAATATTAATACTCCGTTTGCATTGGTAATATTTTTAGTTGTGATACCTATCATAAAATCACCTCTTATTCAATTACTCTTATTAATATAATATTCTTCTGTTTGTCTAAATGTTCATATGTGTATACATTCAAATTGTGTAAATAATTATAATATTTTAAGAATTGATTTATAGTATCATTAAATAATAATTTATCTCTTATATATATTAAAAATTTATCAGGTTTTTCTTTTGCTAATACATCAATAACTTTCTCTAATTCCATATTTACACCTCTTTATTAGTAGGAGGGAGTAACCCTCCATTAATTATCTTTGTTTTAAATATAATTTTATATTTTCACAAGCGTCTTTAACCATGTAGTTCTCATGGAAACTAGAACTAAACATTACATATTTGTTACCTAAACTGTTAGACATAAAAGCGTTTAATGATTTTAAATTATATGATTTTTGAATAATGTTTTTTGATAAATTATTGTATTTTTGATATAGTTCAAAATATTTATCAAATCTTTCGTCATCTGTATTTACTAATTTATCTAATGTAAGTATTATATTTCTTTTTAAGTTCTTTATTTCATTTTCAGCATATAGTTTATATTGATTGTAAACATATTTCATTGAAATACCTAATTGAGTTCTGTAATCAACTCCGTATAATTTAACTATTTTTCTTGTAATTCTGTGAGCATTTTGCATTAATGATTTTTTATCCATATTTATATCCCCTTTTTATATATCTTTATCTTATATTATTATTATATCATTTTGGTAACAAAAAAGAACTGTTTTTTGAAAAGTTTTTTGAAAAAAGTTTCGACATATTTTTGAGTTAATTTTTGTGTTAATTTTTGTGTTTATTTTTGTGTTGTAATTTTAGTGTATTGCTCTGTAGTGTGTGTGTATTTTGTCGAATTAAATAGTGTATACTATATATGGGGAATGTTCGTAAAACAAGTTTACCAGTAAGGACA